TTTCTACCTCCGAAGCTGGGAAAAACAGTCCCAGTTCATACTTTGCGCCCAAAGGCATACTGTATGATTTTATCAAAAAAAGCTAGAACTGTCACGAACTATGGTATAAGTGACAAATGTTTACCAATGCTTTCTGTTGCTTATCAATAGTTGAGTTTTTTCTTATTTTTCTTTAAAATCATTTTCATTAATTGCTATCATTTTTTTAAATCGTATTCATCTTCGTATTCATTTTCATACTCACCTTTGCCCGTATAGTTGAGAAGACTGCAATTTAGTTCTAATAGTTTACAAAAGAATCAGTGAGTAATGTCACTATTTTTTTCTTTGTCTTAAAAGGAGTACTACTTCCAGGAAGACACCTGATTGGGTTACTTCTTTAGGGAGATTATTATGAAAAAGGTAAAATAAAATCTTATTAAATCAACACTTTTGGAGGGTGTCCCCTCCAACTCCCCGACCTCTGGACAAGGTCTATTTTTTTTTGAAAAAATTTAAAAAACTTTATCAAAACGCTTGACTTTCTCGGTGTACCGTGACATAATATAATCAAGATAAGGAAAGGAGGTGAGGAAGTTGAACAAAGAAGATTGGCTTAGGTTACTTGAAAAGGCGATAGATAATATCCCTGAAACAGTAACTGCTATCGCAAGTCTAGTGACCGCAATAACGGTCGCAAGGCAAAACAAAAAGCGTAAACCCAACTCCCGCAAAAGAAAAAGGTAAACGCTAAGAGGTGGGGGCGAAAGCCCCTCACACCTCTATTTTATCAAATGAAAAGAGGAAAAGCAATGGTTAGTGCAATAGCTATTTTTATAATTGTGATCAATGTATATATCTATCTAAAAAATAAAAAGGACAAATAATATGAGAAAAGTTATTCAAGAATTACTTAACAGTTCTATTTCTACATCTGCTATTTCACAAGGTGCTGGTGTGCCATGGACTACCGTTTCTGACCTCAGAAAAGGAAAAACGAGCATGGACAAAATGGCACTTCTAACGGCAGAAAAACTTTATAAATTTGCTACAGCTGATAAGCAGTGATCTCGGTCACTGCTTTTATTATTGCAAACAAAAAAACCCGCAAGCCTGAGCCTGCGGTTAATTACCAGCATCTATCCATTTCTGGACTCTCATAGCAACTTCAAGACTTAATTTGTTAAAATCTTTCTTGCCATTTCGCAACAATGAGATAGAACTTTCTTGGATACCTATTTCTTTTGCTAAACGATAGGCTGAGACAGTCTTATCCATTAAGACTGCCTCAACTTGTGATGTGTTAATACGCATACACTTCTCCATGTTTCTTTTTCTTGTACGTTAGCCATTATGCTCCCTATTCCAGTTTTTTATCACTTCATGCGCTTCGTCCCTCTTTTATAACCCTCTCTATAAGAAGATAGAGTTACTTCCCCAGAAATGTTAATCCAGCAGTCATGGTCTTCGCTGTACTCATAAGGATAGCAAGTTACTTCTGAACCGTTTGCGTCTTTGGTTACTCCGCGGACAACTTTCCCATTTTCTACGTACACGTCTTCTCCATAAACCTTGTGCCATCCATCTTTAATTTGTGCCATTTTATTTTACCGTGAGAACACTTGTTCCCCCTTTCTTTATCTTGATTATAGTATATCATTTTGCTTGACGAACGTCAAGTGTTTTAACAAAGAAATTTAAAGTTTTTTTAATTCAGAAAGTACTTTCAGGGAAATAGCTTGGATTTTAAATCAAACTTTTTTAGACAAACAAAAAAACCGCAAGCATAAGCCTGCGGTAGACAACATTTCAGAAATTTTCCTTTCATTTTATTTTTAGAAATTATTTTGTGGTAACGATTAAACCGTCGGGCATGGTAGTAAGTGCTGGTTTATCTGAACGACTGCCATCCTCGTTGACATAGTACCAGCCGCCTTCGACTTTGACAAGTTCTTTTGAAGACATTTCGCCATTTTCTTCTTTGAGATGGTATAGTTTATCCTTGTATTGAACCCAGCCAGTGACCATTGCTCCTGAAGCATCAAGATAGTACCATTTGCCATTCACCAATACCCAACCAGTGGCCATAGCTCCATTTTCTTTGAGGTAGTACCATTTACCATCATCCTTCAACCAGCGAGAAGCTATTGAATAACCTCTCTCGTTGAAGTAATACCAGGTACCATCAATCTTTTCCCATTCTTCTTTTGGGTAAGATCCGTCAGGGTATTCATACCACCATCCAGTATCATTTTTTTTCCATTTAGGCTTAGCTTCTTCATCATCTAGTAAAACAATGTTCTTGTCGTACGGATTTGAAGAGTATTGCCACCATCGAATCCCGTCCATGGATGGAAAATATTCAAAATCAGCATTTCCGTCATTCAACCCATAGCCGGCGATCCAAAGACTGTTTGGGAATTTCGCAAGAATCTGTTCATAATAGATATTATTGAGTGTGAATGGCTTGTAGCTGTAATAGATTGGCTCATAGCCGTTTTCTTTGAGGATTTCCATAAAGCGAATACAGGCATCAGTATTTGCTTGCACATCGTCGCTTGCGTGGTCTTCATAGTCCAGCACAAGATACTTAACTTTTTTAGGAACATTGTCCAAGAAGTATCGTGCTTCTCGCTCTGCTTCTGCTACGTCTCCACCAAACCAAGCAAAATGATAGAATCCAACAGGATTGGATTGCTCAACTTGAGCAGACAGGCAAGGGTTTAGGTAGTTTGTACTCTCTGAAACCTTTATGATGGTATTCTGTGTGCCCATATCAGCCAGAATACCTGTAATATCGTATCCATTGTGGCTAGATACATCGATGAATAAGTCATTTTTCTTCATTGTTCTCTCCTAGTCTTCGCTTGGCTCTTGATAGTCAAGAGCACGTTTGCTGTCAGAAAGCCCAGCAGTTGTTGGATCTGGAATGATATTTAGAATATTTACAATCGTCAACCCCATAAGATAAGGGTTCGCGAAGAATTTACCAAGCAAGTCTAAAATGACTCCCCAGCTAACCAAATCTTCCAGTTTAAGATTGAAATATGCGAGAATTGGCAAAGCTAGTGCGAATGCCACTCGCAATAAGAATGTTTTATTTTTAAAGCTAAAACGTACTTTCCAGTTAATCATGTGTTATTCTCCTTTATTTTTATCTTCGTCTTTTTCAAGTAAGCGCTGAAACGCTTTTAAAATTGGCTGAAAAAGAGTAACATTTCCTTTTAGTTTGCGATAATTTTCAATGAGTGATTGAAAAGTAAATGCGATGTATCCGAGGTAAATTGAATACAAGAATGCGAAGCCCGTCTTCTCAGGCAGTAGGACAGACATCGGGATAAGAATCATCAGCAAAAGGACCCCTAAAATTTTGCGAAGGAGTCCGTTAATGCCGATTTTACTCTTATACTCGATGTCAGGGTTTGCAATAGCAGCAATTGTTCCTGTCAAGAAATCAATGATTTCCATCGAAACAATCAAAGCTAGAGCGTACAAGACCAGACCGTCCTCAGTCTGGACGACACTTCTTAAAAAATTGAAAAATTCGATTTGCATATATCCCCCTTAATCAATACGTGGCATGACCACGGTCAGCACACCTTGCTGCAGCATATCAGATAGTGACTGATCTTTCCAAGTGTATCCCTCGTTTGTTTTCATTTGAAATTGAAAGATAGTCGGCGTCCCTTTTGGCCATTTGGCATTGTTTTCAAATGGGTAAGCTCCTGAAATGATGTCTCCATTTGTGTAGCGTGTACTCTTGACTAGTGGCTTGATAAATGCAGCCACCTTGCCATAAGCATGGGTAGGCATTCCTCCATTTTGTGAAACAGCAAGAGCAATTAGTACCTCTGTAATAGCTGCAACAGTGTCAAGATTTTCTTTAGTTTCTGTTACTGCTTGCTCAGTTTTATCCGCTGCCTCTTTGCTCTTTTGCAGCTCTTGAGTTACCTTGCTAAAGCGTTCATTTTCAGCACGCTGAGGGAAGTTTTCCTGATAAAGAGCCTCGAGTGCCAACTCAAAGAGTTCAGTATTGGACAAGCTGATTTTATCAGCTGGTAGCAAGATAGGTACGATAGCACCATCTGAATTAACAAGTGTGACCTTTGTAGCAGATGCTTTTCCACTTGCATCAAATTCTTGGGACTTTGTCCCGTACTCTAATTTCATATATTCTCCTTTCGTTTATTAAGGGTAAGGGTCATTTGTAATATAAGTGACTGTACCCGTCCAGTACTTATTTCCGGGCGATTTACTTGTAAGACGGATTTTCCCATCTGTTGCAAGGTGCAAGATAGCCGTTCCAGTTACTGTTGAGTCAGACAATCCTTGTAAGATAAAGTTAACCTCTTGAGTTGGTCTGAATCCAGTTGGGATTGTTTCTTTGACTTCTCGATAGTCTGAAATTGTGTTGATATTCGTGATTTTTCTTTCTGTTGAAATTGTAACAATGTTGCCATTTCTTGTAGCAGTGCCGTTCACATACCATCCTAGCTCGATTTTTCTTGTGGCTAGTTTTTTTGAGCTGACATAGTCAGCATTGTTAGTCGACTCTGACTGTTGAGCAACATAGCGCCATGGCCTCCAGTTATTATCAAAGCCATTCTCCCTAACTGCCATGTATCCCATTGATGTTGTAAATCGCTGAATAGCCTCTACTGAGTTTGGGTTAGGTCTGAATACTTCTAACATCCCCCAAGCGCCAAAAGGATTGTTGGGAGAAGTTCCGTCTATCCACCAATGCCCAGTATTTGTCATTGAGTTGAAATCTTGTTTGATGAGTTTTCCAAAACCTCTATTATCTGTAAGCTGATACTGCTGAATAGGTTTGTCATCGGCAAAAATGTCGCCCTTGACATCCAAAGCACCACGCTCTCTGATTTTGTTGACCCCAACTCCTGACCTGTCATAAGACAAAACCACGCTTTCTGTGGCCACGTTGACCATGAAATCAGTACGAGTGAACTTGTCCTCTAGTGTACCAATTACAACCCACGACTGATTAGCTAGATAATTGCCTGCAAGATTAGCCTGAGAATTGACTAGGTTTGAGATACTTGTCCAAGATCCAGTGGCTGGTCCTGTATCCACTTGAAAGTTAGTAGTCCCAAGCCTTGCAACCTTAAAAGTCAAGGTCATAGTGTTCTTTTGACTACCTGAGACAGTCAGAGGGGCGATTTTGGTATTTCTCGTAGCTGTTAGAGTGCTTGAGGTTGAGCCTGTTCTAGCTATACTAAAGCTAAGAGCAGGAGCAAAATACTCAAGCACGGTTACAGATACCTCTCTAGTATCAGACCAGCGTCCACGGCTATCAGACACGCTCGCTCTGATTTTGATTGTGCCGTGATAATTCATAATGCCTAAGCTCCCGCCGTTTGAGCTTGTAGACTGGTTTTTGCCAACGATTTCAGCGTAGTATCCAGTGATGGATGAGCCGTAAACTCCCTGAGCACCGTTGAAAGCCACTTTGATATTAGAGATGACCTGAATGAACGTGTCAGATTTTGGGATAAGGTTCTGAGCAGCACCATTCAAGTCTGACAATGTGATACCTGAAAATGTAGGCTTGACATTTGCTGGTACGCTTGCCGTCAAGGTTGTTGACTGTGTGCCAGTTTTCGTACTTCCTGAGTAAGTATCAACGTAGATTGTCCCTGTTCCGCTCGCTGAATTTGGGATGTCGTTTGCAAAGTCAAGAGGAATTGCCCAGCTAGTGGATGTGTCTACATTCGTTGCAATCGTTCCTGACTTACCAGCCCAAGCATAGCGTACTGTATGCTTGAAACTTGAGCTTTGACGGTTAATATTGATAGTAACTGAACTACCAATAACTCCAGGGCTCACGCTTACAGAGCTAGAGCGTGGTATAGTTGTCAGGCTGAGACTAGCTGACACTGTGATAGTCCCATGCAGGCCATTGTTAGGATTGAACGTACAAGAAATAGGGAGTTTTTTAGTCCCATCCGCATTGTGGCTGATTGTACTTGAACCACTAGCCAGCGTGTACTCATCGCCTGATGTCTCCCACGTCGGATAGCTGTAATGCACATTACGACCATCTAAATTGAGAGACAACGTACTGTCTCCTTGATGGTTATGAGTGTAATAGGCGCCTGTACGGCTTACTGTTATCCGCCAGTTGACAGTTGAGGTGTTAGCCGTGATACTCTGAGATCCTTGATCTACATACAGATTAAGATACAAGCTTCCACTTGAATTACTAAATTTTGCCATTTAGTCTACTCCTTTCTAACCGACATAACGGATGACATTCATATCAGGATTGATATGATACTGCTCTTCTCTAAATCTGCCTATTTGGATAGTCTTAGAGAAAATCCCGTTCTCAATGTGGATAACACCTTGAGAAATATACATAACCTCTACACCAGCGCTAAACATTGAGATACGGCCGTTAGGGTTGAACATCATGCTAGAGCTACCGTCATTCTTACCAATTACAAGGCCCTCATTACTAGAGCTCATGTAAGTATCAATGAAATTCCAGCGATCAGATAGTTCTCCCAAATCTTTGGCAATGTTAGAAACACGCTGACTAGCTGAAATCAAATCTTTTTCAGCTCGTGCTCTTGCGCTCTCGTTTGCGTTGACAAAGTCCTTATAAGCCTTTATCCAGTTATCAAGCGTATCAGCGCTAGCCTTAGCCTCAAGCTCAGCCTGAATAATTCCAGCTTTCTCATTTAAGGCGTTGAGTTGCTTCTGAGTTAGTGCTTGGTCTGCTTTAGAGTCAATGTCTCTCTGGATATCTTCAGTAGCTTCTGAAAAGTCTGTAGAGACTGTTCCTACCTCTACTTTTGGAAAGGCAATCCAAACAGTAGCAACAGTAAAAACATGTAAAATCAGCTCATTACTTGCATTGGAGTTTTCTTTTTTCGTCAACTCAATGTCATAAAATTTCCAATCCGTAGTCAGCGAGACACCTTGAACAGTGTTTCTGTATCCTGCCCTAGCTTGAAAATTCGTATTATTGACAGTGGATTTCGCCCAAAAACTAAACCTAACAGATTTGTTTTTCATCTCGTCAACGGTGCCTAAACGTGTATCGCCACCAGTTCTGAATGTAACTTTTTGATTAGTCGCCGTCCCACTAAACGTAGATACAATTTTCAAAGTATTAGTTCCTCTGAATTTGCTATTAGTATCTATACTCAATGTGAGCTGTCCTTGCGTTTGCTCCTGACTATCATCTAAAAAGTAAGTTGAGTATCGTTCTCTTAGACTACGTTTGAATAATGAATTAAGAAAGAGATTTCTTCCACCGACCTCAACTTTAGCCCAACGATCAGCCCATTTGTACTTCGTTTTATCTGCGCTATCAGGTTTCTCATAATCTGAATAATGACCAAAATAACGCTGTCCGTTATCTGTCATTGTTAAACCAGAACCATCCGCATTTTCAGAATAAGCAAAGTGAACATAAGGTGTTCTCCCATCTGCTCCTGGTTTACCTGGTAGCCCATCAGCTCCATCACGACCACGCCATCTCGTCCAGCGATAGTCAGCAGGGTTGACGCTGTCAGTTGAATTGAAATCAACATAGACCCCTATATAGGCCTTGTCGGCGTTTGTCTGGCTAAATCCACTACCTGAGATAGTATCGGCATAGGCAATGTGAGTGTACTTTGTACGGCCGTCGGCGCCTTTAGGGCCAGGTATACCTTGGTCACCTTTTGGACCTTGGAGTCCTTGTAAACCACGTTCTCCACGCTCACCTTTCTCCCCTCGGTCTCCTTTAGGACCTATTGCTCCCTGTGGTCCAGGGTCACCTTTCGGTCCTGTGTCACCTTTTTGACCTTGCAGGCCATCAGACGTATTGATAAGAGTCAACTGCTCGGACGCTACCTCTTTGTTATCAACCCATGCAGAAACAGTCAAAACCATCTTTTGGTTGATGTCGGCAGCCCTCACAATGTAACTAGAGCTTGTAGCCTTGATTACACCATCCACAACCCAACGCCAGCCGCTGTTGATGACTTTGTTCCCTCGCATTAAGGTAGGAGTCACAATAGTCTGACCTTGGCTATTTTTAAAGGCTATACCATTATCCGTAGCTAGTTTGATAGTATAGGGTTTGGCGTCCTCAAAAAGACGCTCAAAGGCTGACTGGATGTCAGAGGATAGTTTATTCTCTAAGGCTTTGAAATTCGCAAACTTGGTCTTATTGTTTGCTGGATTCGTAAAGCTGATTTTCTGCTCCGAAACACGAGCCTTCACGATTAAAGCAGGGTTAAACCCATCATCATAGATTTGGATTGTATCGCCGATCTCAGCATCTACAAAGCCGTCTACTTCATAAGTAATAGCTGGATAACAGTGCTGCTTCAACTTCAAGTAAGCAAGACGTCTTAATTCATTTGGCTCGTCTGTGTCAAAGTGAAAGTCTCGCCTCGTCCACTGGTCCTTAGCTGTTGCAGATGTAAAGGTTGAAGGATAGAGTTGCATTGAGAGAGGAGCATACAGAGCTTGTCCTCTCTGGTAAAACTCTACTTCTCCTCTCTCGTTCTTAATAGACCAATCATCCAACCCCTCTAGAGTCAGAACCTCTTTCTCAGGATCAGTTTCTTTCTCCTTTTTCTTAGGAGGTTTTATGACTCGTTTCTCAGTATTTGAAGGTCCGCCCTTTTTGCTAGTTGTGACAGTCTGCTCAATAGAACCATCAGAACGAGTGGTTGTGGTCGTTGTGATACGTGTCTTGTCAGCTAGTTTTGTAATTTTTGTATGAACGATAGTCTTACTTTTCGTCCCGTCTGACGCAGTACGAATAATCGTCTCAGTTGTTGAGCCATCCGAGTTCTTGACCCTCTTGCTAGAGAGATGTCGTTCTCCGCTGTCCTCTACCTCCACAGTCGGCATATTACCAGTTGGCCGTATAGTGTTGAAAATACCAGTCTTGTCAATCTCACGAGTGATAGACCCGATATTTTTACCATAGGTCAAGCTGATATCCGTCCTATCTCGCCCAACGCCTTGATGTTCGCCGTCGTTCTCGTGGTAGACATTCACAGTAAAAGACTTGATAGAACTATCTGCATGCAACTTCGTCTCAAAATCAATCTCAGCCCCAAACTGCTTGGCTAGACTTAAAAGACGAGCCAGTTTAGTTTCCTGATTGCTCCATTCCAGCTTAAGTTGTTTCTCTGAAATTTCATTGATTCCAACAGAAAGCAGAGTATAGTTCAACAAATCCATCGCCTGGCAGTATTCTACAAAAGTCATTGTCTTTGTAGCTTTGTAAGCGTTGGCGTACTCGTTGATTAACTCAAGGTTTAAATTGATACAATTAACCTCTATAGAATGCTCATTTTCAAGCACTTTGTGAACCGTGAAAAGGTGAGTCCGCCCTCCATACTCGAATGAAACAAACGCTTTCTCATTGAGGTGATTGTGGATTCTTGTGAGGGCAGAGTCTGCGCTTAAAAGTTTCTTTGCGACTGTGAAGTCAAAAGTCGATGAACCAGTTGATAGATAACGCACCCATGAATCATCGTAGTAATTCAATGTCCCTTGCTTATCATTATCGATAGATGCAACTTGTCGCAGGTTCATATCATGGATTGTTAAGAGCATTATCACAGCCACCTTTCTTCAAAATTTATAGACACCGTTGGTTTCTTTTTGACCCAACTTGATGTATAAATCTCTAGTTGGCTCTTACCTGGAGGAAGTTTGATCCATGAGGAGCCATGAACCCTATCTCCAAATTTATTAATTCCATCAACCATGATTGTGTCTTCCTCGTTATTGACGATGATTGTAGAACCGATGGGATAGCGGTTTGGAAGATCTTTGGAAACAGAAACAAAATCCTTGCGATACATAAACTCATCGATGTACATGTGAGGTAGCAATGGCTTATCTCTGACCGCTCCCAAAGTGACATGGATTTTGGCTGATTTCTTGTCTTTTAATTCAGGAATGACAAAATCATAGTACGAACCATTGAAAAAGACCTGAACTTTGTCATCATTCCGTTTCAACTCTGTCCAACCTTTCTCGTCGCTAAAAGGATCTAGTTTACTGACTTGAGCACCAGTACCGATAAAGTACCACCATTTGATGTATTTATAGCCGCCTTTTCCATCTGTTGTAAAGAAACTATATTCACAATCAAGAGTCTGATAGCGTTTATACGTTTCTACGCCATAAAGAAAATTGCCATCCGTATCGGATACAGTAACCTTGATAAATCCATATTGGTTAGCAATTGCCGCCATAAAGACCTGTCTCCAAAGCAAAAAGTCATTCAATGACCCAACTTCTCCAGAGCTATCAGCAGGAATGGTCCATGTCAAACTTTGTGCATTGTTCCGGTCTTTCTCAAAAGTTCCACGTTCTGATAGTTCGATATGATTACGCCCCCAAAGGCTAGTCTTACTCAGAGTGCCGACCAATCGCTCTCTGTTATCGTTTGTGACCGCAACTCCCTTCGCTGCATCCTGAAACCCTTTTAGAATATTAGATCCTCGATAATCTAGTAGAACTTCAGATGCCTTTACGATTTCGGCATCGATTTCCTCACGATTGCCCATTTCAAAGGCAGACTGCGCATTAACAATGCCAACATACCCATTCTCGTAGTTGTTCTTGATAGTGATAATCGGATACGCATCAACATTGCCTTCGTTATTCACCTCAAAGACAAGCCTATCTGTAGCAGATATCGGCTCAGTAACAGACTTGTATGCAGAGCTATGCGCCACGCCATCTGGCACGATAAATTTCATAGAACCAGTTGACCGTCGCCCGCTCGTTTCTTGCATCGAAATACTCTCAATCGGCATGGCCAGATAGTATTTGTCAGGCTCGTCTGAGAAGATAAGCTTTTTAGCGCTGCTAACATTAAAAATACCCGCAAGCTTGTGCTTGAGGGTATTCCTATCTTTTGACCAAATGGAGAACTCCACTTCGATAAACTTCGCATCGATAGTCTGTTGCTGAACATTGACTCCAATAGACGACGTGTAGGAAGTTGCGATGGAGCGATTGTTCCCAATATTTCGACGAACATCATGAATTTCGATAAGTTCACTTAAATCCGTTTTATTAAATTGCATAGTGACTACGCTCATTCAATCACTCCTTTCATCAACAGTTGTAATCTTTCATTTTCATTCTGCTTCCTGGTAATAATATCCGTAACTTTTGAGCTGTCCAGATAAGCATTTGTGTCCTTGTTAAGGATAGCAGTAAGTAATTTTTCTAAACTTGCTCTCAGAATCCTCATCTCAGACACGACTTTATCAGTATCTTGCCCGTTTTGAACACTTGTAGTCTGGATTGTGATATTGCGTTGAGCTTGTTCTATTTCACGGAGGAATTTCGCATCGCTCGGGATCCCGATACCAGAAGCATATTTAGGGACACCCATCTCACGCATCAAACGTCTAGTCTTATCAGCTCGCAAGACTTTAGAACCTCTCGGAAGAGGAAGCAATACATCTCTGCCTTGAGGAATGAAGCTCCGGCCATTTGGCAGAGTGACCATTTCCTTGTAGTTGCTATTTCTTTGGTCGTTGACAATAGCAAGTCCACCAGGGTGATAGTTGGTCCCGTGAGCGTGCTTGCTAGCAAAGATATTTGTGAAGAAATTGCCAGTAACGCTATCAATCCAGCTCTTAATACCTGAAAGAACACCAGAAGCATTGTCTCGAGCGTTGATAGTGACCGTTTTGTCCTGGATACCATTGACGCCACTTTTGACCTCGCTGACAGTGTCATTAGTGCCATTCTTGGCAAGGATATTCACTGGATCATATTGCTTGATAGCATTGATAGCACCGCTCGTCTCGTTTCGTACACCGCCTGTTTGGTCAGCAGCGAACAAATTGATAGGAGCTTCTTGCTTGGGTGAATTAACACTCAAAATCGCACTTCCAACAGCTGCACTCGTATTATCTACCGCATCCAGAGACTTAGTCTCAGCAGATGCAAAATTCCAAGCTGTAATCTTATCAATAGATAACTGGCCATTGTTCAAAACATTCGTAGGATCTGCCTTCAAATCTTTTGTAAATGGAGTCGTGGCATTCCAGGTTGTCAAAGTATCAGTTGAGCGAGCGACTGCTTTTCGGACGCTTTCATCATTAGCCAGCAACTCCTTCTGTTTTGGTTTCAGAGCTTCATAATTAGACAGAGCCTTTGAGGCTTCCTCCGCCTTGTTCATGATGTCTGTATTCTTCATGAGGAGTTCTTTGACTTCGGCTGGCATACTGTTCCATGTTTTAAGATGGGTTTCACTATCAAAGATGGCTTGTAACCCAGCTTGGTTCTTGACGATTACTTGTTTCTCTTCGAGGGTCATGTCTTTCCATTTACCAGATTCGACAAGAGCCTCAGCGATAGTCACACGAGCGTTTGAGTTGATATCCGCAGTTTTAGCAATGAACTGCAATTGTTCCCAACCTTCCGCAGATTTAGCAGCCTCTCCGATGACTTCCTTAACATTGGATTTTACTTGGAAATTCCCATTCTTATCAATGTTACCGACCAACAACGACCAGGCATCGTTAGCCTCTTTCACTTCCTTGCTCATCTCACTAGTATAGTTAGCAAGAATACTATGCGAATTACCTACCTTTTGAGAAGCTTCAGCAGCTTTCTTCCCGATTTCTTCATAGGAAAGGCCGTATTCTTCCAGAACTTTCTTGGCTTCTTCCCAATAGTTCCAACTTTGGCCAGTTCGAGCTTTCACCTTATCATCAAGATTTCGCATGACTTGATAATACTTACTTCCCAAAGCTTCCATCGTTTGAGTGTGGTTTGCTTCTAGAGTTTGCATTTTCTTGTTGTAAGTTTCTTGATCGATAGCTTTTCCATCAAGCAACTCTTTCAACTCACTCTTTGAGTTCTCGTAGAGTTTCTTTTCCTCATCAAGCGCTTGTTTCAAAACATCTTTAGTATGCTTCAATTGCGTTTCATTCAGACTTCTGACATCGCCATTCAAAGCTTGTAAAGCTGTCTTCTGTTGCTCAGCTGACAAGTCCATCATCGAGAGTTTTGCCTTAATCATCTCGTTCTGATTGTTCAGGATGATTTCTTTCTCCTCTTGAGAGAACTTGCTCGCATCACCATTATGTCGCTGATAAATCTCATTGATTTGATTCATCATGGACTCAGTATTAGACACGATCTGGGCATTTTTTTCTTTTGCTTTCGCAATGTCTTCTTCACTGAGACCCCACTTAGCGCCCAACTCCTCCATACGTTTGTTTGTTTTATCCGCAGCAGCAGCAATCTCTTCATAGAGCTTTTTAAAGGCTCCAGATACCTTTTCAGCATCTCCAGCACGAGTCCCGAAGTTTGCGACTGCTGTACTGGTTTCATCAACAGTCTTTTGAAAGCTTCGCAATTCTCCACGAGCAGTATCGCTCAACTGAGAGCCAAATTCTTCCGTCTTGATACGAGCCTTGTCTTTCTCGTTTCCAAGATAAACAAGAGCGGCGGTAGTAAGACCAAGACCTCCGACTATTAAACCTAGAGGATTCGCAAGCGTCCCCATTGATGTTGTTAGAAGCCCTGTTGAAGTTGATGCTGATGCAGTCGCATTCCCAAGCGCTACTGCTCCACCAGAGGCCAATTTAAAGGCAGATGATAGATTTCCGGTTGTTCTAAAAGCTTGGAAAGTCTTGAGCATTAGAGACATGCCGCCAACCGCTTTACCAGTTCCCTTAGTAAGCCAGCCAATTCCTTTTGTCAAGCCCCCTACAATTCCAATACCTTTTCCAAAAAGTGTTAACGCTGGACCAGCTCCTGCGGTTAACGCTGCCCACTTAAGAACATTTCTTTGCTCCTCTTCAGACATGGAACTGAAATGCTTAGCCATTTCAGCTAGCATGTCAATCCAAGGTTTCCCAGCTTTTAGACCGTCACGGAGAGCCTTCAAAAGTGGACCCCCAAATTCAATAGCCAAGTCAGTTACCTGGTTCTTGAACATCTTCAATTGTGATTCTGTGGTCTCATATCGCTTATTGGCTTCATTGGTCAGAGCAGTATTCTCTTTCCAAGCCTTGTTTGAACGTGCAACTGCTGCGCTCATTTTATCTGATGATAAGGCTAGAGATTTAAGCATGTTTCCTTGCCTAATACCTGTCATGCCTAATTTCATCAAGATAGCATCCATATTCGCACCTTGCTCACGAGCTGTGTTAAGACCTTTAATAAAGGCTTGCAAAGCTTCAGCAGGCTTTTCTTTCCAAGCTTTTTGGAATTCCTCCGATGTCGTTCCTGCGACTTTGGCGATTAAAGCTAGATCGTCTGCTGAGTCCTTAGTGGTCAATGAAACTGCATTACCGATAGCCGTAAGGGTTTGTGTCATTGCAGTACCACCTGCTTCTGCCTCAATCCCTACACTACTCATTGCAGTCGCAAGACCTAAGATTTCAGGAGCAGTTAGTCCGGCTAGTTTACCACCAGCCGCCAAACGATTGGTCATTTCAACGATATCACGCTCAGTTGTCGCAAAGTTGTTACCTAAGTCAACAACAGACGAGCCAAATCGTTTATATTCGTCTGATGTCAAACCAAGGATGTTCGCAATCTTGGCAATGGCTGTCGCAGCATCCTCAGCGCTCAAGTTTGTAGATTCTCCCATGTCAATCATAGTTCGAGAGAAGGTAAGGATATCCTCTGCCTTGATACCTAGCTGACCAGCAACTTCTGCGACATTTGCAATTTCAACAGCACTAGCTGGCAATTCTTTAGCCATCTGACGAATACCATCAGATAAGTTCTTGTAGGATACGGTTGCGGTCTCATCTACCGTTTTCTTAACACCTGCAAAAGCAGATTCATAGTCAGATGCGGCTTTCGTGACCAGACCAACACTAGCAACTAAAGGAAGGGTCAAACCAGTAGTTAGTTTTCCTCCCAGACTTGAAACACTATCACCAAAATTCTTGATTTTATCGCCACTTTTGATAAGTCCGTCACCAAATTTATTGATACGATTCGCAAAGCTATTCTCCTTGCCAACTGCAATCAAAGCTTGTTGCACACTACGAAGTTGACCTTCCATGGCTGCCAACTTAGCATTCTCACGTTCAATCTCAGCAGCAGCCTTGTCGAACTTAGCTGTACCAGGTTCGAGAGTATCAAAACTTTTCTTCATCTGGTCCAAGACTTTTCTTTGCGCTTCAATCGCTTGGCCAAGCGTCTTGTACTTAGCTTGAAGCAAGTCTGTGTTTTTCCCGTTATTTTTAAGGGAGCTGTCTAGCGCCTTTACATTGCTTTGAAAGTATTTAACCGCATTCTTGGCACCATTTAGAGTAGGATTGAACTTCGACACGTCCAGCCCTAGCTCGATATACATTTGACCTAACGGCGTTCCACCTGCCATTCAAATCCTCCTTTTTAAATCATTTCTAGAAAGTCAGCAAGATCCATGACTTCCTCAGCTTTAGCAGATTCGGTTTCACCAAGAACGCCCATCAGGTCCTCCCAGCTAGTATCCATGACATCACGAATACTCATACCATATGGACCCTCAGTAGCTTGCTTAACAAATCTATAAAACCGTTTTAGCGCTTCACTTGGCTTTATTTTTTCTCCTTTGGGTCAACATCACCCACCAGATGAGAGTAGATATCTGCAAATACCGCAAAAATATCCGCCATATCTGTGTATTTCAAAAGTTCTTCCACTTCCAAATCTTCAAACAATGAGGCGATGAATTCCAATTGCTTGTCTAGTTTTTCAACTTCAGACGAGTTAGAAGATAGTGCTTCGTTGAGGATCAGATAGTCACGATAGTCCTTGGTAGTAATTTCCTTACTGGTCTTTTGAACATCTTGACCCTTTTCATTTTTAATTAAAAATTTAACCTTAGCCATTTACTTTCCTTTCTAGAAAAAAAGATAAAAAGAGAGCTTGCGCCCTCTTTCTACGCTGCAGCAACCATTTTAAGTTGACTTTTGAGTTTCTTGATTTTTTCTTCGTCATTACCAATGTACTTGCCATAGTAATTGCCTTTGATTTCTTCATCATCGCTTGCAATGGCTGAAAAACTCAAGCTGTCATCTGGAAGCTCCTCTTGCTTCTCTTTATGAGTTTCAAATTCTTCAGCATCCATTGAGAAGCTGCCTTTGAAGAAACCGACTTGCGCTTTCGTGCCGTTTGCTGTTTTAGATTCAAGCATAACTGAACAAAGTGGAGCAGCGCTATCTTCACCAATATAAACGATTTCGTCCTTAACTACATGCCCAAGGATTTTGGCAAGGACCATGTGAGGAATGTCAACAGCTGTCATTTCCATCTTCACATCACCTACACCGCGATTTGATGTGTGATAAGCAACATCGCTTCCGTAAGTTTTAACAGGTTCACTTGAAAGTCCTGTAATCTTAGCAGTGCGAGTCGCACCCTCACCGGTTTTACCTTCTACCACGAAAAGGTTTTTCCCAAGTGTTGGAGTAGCTTCCCCATCCAACACACGAATTGTCATGCGTTTAAAACCAACTAATGCCATTTATAGCACCTCTTTCTTTAATTTAGTATTCTTCGTATAGAGCACTCCGACCTTTGTAGGTCCGAGCGTCTACATAGCGTTTGATTTCTGGAATCCATTCATCCAAACCACCAACGGTTTGATAAAATCCATGGTCTTCCATAATCTTTTCAATTTTTTTTTGGAGTTCTTTGCACTCCATATAATTTTTAGACTCTACATTGACCTGATAGATAAATGTCTTAGCCAGACTCGTATTACTGCCATGAACTGCCTGCATCGGCGGACCAACTGGTCTAATAACAATACTTGGCTCATTATTTGGTAACGAGTCAGGACGTTTAAAAGATTTGATACTGATTCCAGCTAAAGACTCATCTTTTTTCAAAGCCTCATAGAGTTCATTAAACTTATCTTTGACCATCTAAAACCCCTCCGTCTTCAAATGACTAGCGATTCTGTATTTGTACGTCTTAGCATGAGCCTCTGAAAAACGTCTGATGACACCGAACCCCCTTGGATGTGGGTTCTTACCATATCCAAACTCATTCAAGTGAACCAAGCGCCAACGAGACCCTTCACCAAAACCGATTTTCACAACAGGGACGCCAGCAGCAAGACCCGTCACACGTCCAGCAGTAGCACTTTCAACGGTTTCTCCAGTATCTTTGTAGACCTGTAGAGCACCTTTAAACTCTTCTAGAGTCTCGTTTGCGACTGCCTTCAAGGCTCGACTGGTAGCACGTTTGACCTTGTTATCACCAAGGCGTACCTCAATGTTTCTCAAGACATCGTCAAAGCCTCTCAATTCTGCACCACTAGACATCTTGACCACCACCAATAACGACTATCAAAAAATCCCGATTGTCAAAATCAGGACGAACATCGATAATTTGCCATTTCTTGCCACCTAGACGAATATCGCCAACTTCGACAAAATGCTCATTCTTTGGCTGATAATCAGACAAAGGATCTCGAATTTTCAAAGTCATCTTAGCTTGCATAGACTTACCAGTTGCAATCTCGATGTCTTTGAAACTAGGGGAGTAAACTTGGCCCATCGTAAAAAAAGCCTTCTCATGAGACACATCACGACCATGAAGCCCCTCCTCGACTTTAGAAGTATAGAAAGTCAAGGGGGTTCTTAGGTCTCCATTTTGAGCCTCGGGCTTTTTGTAGCGATAGCTAGGGCGGTTAGTCTGATAGGACATCAGGCGTTGTTACTTCTGGTTGTTTTTGTGACCATTCAACAAAGCCAGGTAGCGCTCCATCGATTTCATCAAAGCGCTCTTTTGTCGCTTCAAACTCTTGGCCAGTAGAACGATATACCCCTTCTTTGAGGTCATAAAAGCCTTTTAAAACCTTAATCATGTTTTTCCTCCAATTTGTAATTTTCTAGTGATAATGCCATCAAATCCCCTTGAAAGTTCCCGTAGAAAAATTCAACTTGATCATTGTAGACATATCGAGCACGTTCTAAAATAAGCTCTCTCACTCGTGGATCAGCAGAGTCCTTGCTACCGACCAGACTGAGGATGGCTGACTCAGAACTTTCCAACATTTTGGAGAGGTTTGCATCCTCCCCATTATGAAAAATCCTCATCCGCTCCTTGAAAGATTTAAGGAGTGGATGAAGTTGTTCTTCTGGAGTCATGGCTCAACTCCTAGATTAGGCTTGAGGAAGTTCTAGATTCCAGACTGCAGCAGTCTTTTCGTCGTGAGCCTTACCGTAAGCAAATTGCTTAGCCGTGTAAAGGTTCAGGTCTTCCAAAGCATAGGTTTCTGTGTAACGTCCAAGTGAAATACCACCGCCGACATAGGCATCGTATCGACCTTTGACAAATGTAGTTACTTTACCAGCCGTCTGTGCAACAGATTCAACCAAGATAAGGTTGAATGGCATAGCTGTGATATAAACAGCTTGAGCGTTCAATGAAGTGTATTGTTTCTTCACATCCCAAGCGTCGGCTGTATTAACAACCATTACAAGGTTACCTTCGACTGCAACTGGAGTTTTTCCGTCTGCTTTAACAGAGTGATGTTTGTAAACCTTTGTCAATTCTTTGACCACGGTAGCTGAGTCCGCAAAAGTCAACTTAGTAGTTTGAGCTGTTTTTTCATCATGAGTTGTATGGTCGCCTGAAACAGTTCCTGTAAGAGTGCGAGAAAGCCCAATAGGTTTATTATCCCCATCACCGTTCAAGAAAGCAGCTTCAAGTGCGACTGCAAAGGCTTCTGTGATTTGAACAGAGACGAATTTTGCCAACCAAGCTGGTCCAAATTTTTCGGCATCTTTTGGAATTACAACGAAAGCAGTCAATTTGTGTTGGATTGCTTCTTCTTCGTTGAATTTTTGTTTGAGTTGTCCTTGGATTTCTCCATTGATTTTCCCCCAAACAGCTTGACCTGTTTGTTCTGATTTGAGGAATTTCAAGCGGATACCAGCGTTTTTAAGGCCAATGTGTTGAAGGAGAGGGCGAGATTGTACCAGATCTTCAAAGATACGGTCAATAATTTCTTGTGGGATGAACTTCTCAATCCCTTGAGGTGCTGCCTTTTCAATGTTATTGAAGAACTCACGAGCTTCTGCAGTCAGCTTAGCATCGTATGGATTCAAAGCTGAAACTTCTTCACGAGCAGCATCACGAGCTTGAGCCATCATTTCATTGGTCATGGACTCAATCATGTCATTGTATAGCTTCGCTTGTTCTTCTTGAGGAGCGCCATTTGTAACGGCATCCAAAAATGCCTGACGTTGTTTTTCAAATTGATTAGATAATTTCATTGTCATTCTGTTTTTTCCTTTCTTAAAACATAAAAAGACCGAACCCTTTAGGAACAGCCTTGTTTGTGCTATTGTCTGGACTTTCTTGAAAATTGAATTTTTTCTGTACAAATTCGCTATTTTCGAAAGCCTCTTTTTCAATTTGTCTAGCTTCTAGCTTATTCGCCACCAGTTCTGCGATTTTATCAATATCCGGTGTCATTGCTGACCTTATTTTCTCGATAAAATCACTTGGAATCATAGGAGTTTCACTCGCTACTAGAGTCGGAGCAACTTCGTTTGTAAACATAATCTTGTCTACAAACCCATGATTCAAAGCTGACTCGGCATCAAACCAAGTAGTCTTATTCATCAAAGCAAGCAAGTCGTCAAGAGCCTTGCCAGTCTTATGAACATAGGCACTAGCAATAGATTTGTTAAACCCTTCTAGAACACCAGCCTCGTGAAGCAAGGCATTATGGTCTCCATTTACTTGCATTGAAACATTGTGGATCATGATTTGGGCAGTCGGACTGATTTCAACCGTGTCTCCTGCCATTGCAATCACGCTTGCTGCGCTTGCTGCAATACCGACAATCTTCACAGTCACGTCACCAGGATATGAGCGTAGAGCAGTATAGATTTCACTACCAGCATAAACATCCCCTCCTCCCGAATTGATATGAACTTCAATCGGTTCACCACTTTCAGGAAGGACGACATCTTTTGGAGCGGTAGCTTCCCACTCAAGCCAGTCATAAATCCATCGATCATCGTTAGAAATAATCGTACCCTTAATCGGAATTACTTTCATCTTCTTTCTCACCTCCTTTCTCTAACTGTTCACCAAGTTGATAGTTTTTGGTGATGAGGAATTTATCGCCACCAGGGATAGATTCTAAGCCAAGTTCAGAGCGCACCTCGTTTCGAGTCATCGCTCCAGAAGAAATAAGTTTATCAATGTTTTCAGCGAGTGCAAACTTATCTCTCTGACCTTCACCAATGATTACAAATAGATTATTGCGCTCGTATTCCCGTCTTGATACTAAAGCGAAATTAAGCCCATCACTCATTTTCTTAACGAGTGATTGGTAGCAATAACTATTAAACATTTTTTGGCTATTTTCAAGATTGGCCATATCGCCATGACTTAAAGCTGTTGGAACCCCTAAGACATCCGCGACCTCATCATCAAATTGCCGACGAAGTTTCTTCAACTCATCAACAGAAATATTTGAAGTCCCTGTTGTATTCGTATGCTCGGAATATTCCATTCCATCTTGAGCTGGAACAATGGCAATCGTTTTAGTGCTAAATGATTTAAAAAGACCATCAGCATATGATTGGAGTTTATCACGCATCTGCTTATCAAAACTCCCATTGTTTTTGGTTTTCAGAGTTCCTCTGATTTGATTATTCCTAGCCAAGGCCTCGACCAAACGAGTGTGCAACTTCTCGTAATCAGCAAATAAGTCAGAAATATAATCTTGCAGTCGATTATTGTTGTACTGTAAGAAAATGACTTCACTCATCCGAAAACGTTTCTCGAATGTGAAACCTCTACAAGTTACAAACTCAAACACATCATCATAAACAGCATATTTAGTCCGTGTATAAGAGTCAGCAACGAGCAACTGGTCATCAGTTGTAAGAAAGATTAGGACCTCATTCTTAGTGATCAACCGATAGACGACCTTTTGCCAAAAGTCTGACGCAGATTCATTTTTGTTTGGCCTTACATTCAGCAAGTAGTCCCAATCAGAAGGCTTAGCCTTACCGTTTTCTTGATACTTAAATGCTGACTTAGCAAAAATTCGAGCGATGAACTCGGCTGACTTATCAATCGCTAAGCTTTTGAGTTGCAGATTCCCAAACATCCGCTCAAGATCCTCGAACTCAAAACCAACCTCTGGCACTTCACGCTTAAATAAATTCAGTAACCCCAATGCACTTCCTCCTTTCTTTTAGTTTCTGCCGACCACCCACCCAAAATTTATACTTAGTTTAAAATTCCCAACTATCAATCATATCTAGGAATTCCCCGACATTTGACTCTTGCACCAGCTCCCTCTTGTAAAGAGCAGCAATCAAGGCATGGAAGCCATCCGTCTTTCTTCTGACAGGTTCTTTCTTCAAGAAACGCTTATTGCCATCCTTGTCCTCTTTGACGTAGGTATTATCCGTATACCAAATCATAGAGTTGTCATTTCCAAAGATAAATCGCTCATTTGCGAATCCATCTTCGATGATTGGTGCGACCTTGGATTGAATCGCCCCAGGATTGCGCAAGAACTCATATTCAAAGCCAGCCTCTTCTAGCAAGGGTTTCAATAAGTCCATTCTGAAACCATCGGCGCATACAAGCTCAATCTGATAAAGTTCTCTCCATTCTTCCAGCTTGGCAATCAATAGCCGTGGATCAATACTTGGACCATCAACGATTGTAAAAAGACCTTTTTCAGCCCATTCTTCAATAGGCGCTTTTAGCTTGAAAGCTTTCAAAAATGATTTCCTCGCAAATGAGTGTTGCTTCCAGATGAACTCATCACCATTCTTGAAGAGCAAACCAACGCTCGCAAAGTCTCGTATACTCGCATAGTCAAAGCCAGCCACACATGACCGGTCTTTCAAGTCAATACCAGGAGAACGCAAACAAGCAACTAGTTTTTCACGAGAGGTAACATCTTTCTCAAGGTCTGCTTCAGGAAGGTTCATCCGTTTAGTCATGAACTCCTGACGTCCAGACGGTTCCAACTCAAGATCATCATAGTCAGCCTTGGTTCTCGCAAGCAGCCTTTTAGCATAAGGAGTACTTTCATCCAACATCGGATTTGCCTTTGGCCAATTCTTCATGTCGTCCACTTCATCTGCACTGTCTAGCTTGCAGATGAAAGGGAATAGCCTGAAATCGTCAACCTCTCCATTCAGGATCTGCATAGACTTCTCTATCAGCTTGTCATAAAATCCCTCACGCACATATCCATTCGTACCATTGTAGAAAGTCCGAGCATGAGCAATCTTACCAAGACCAGACCGTTGAACCTTCACGGCCTTATCATCTTCAAATTGGTGAATCTCGTCAAACTCAAGACAGCCATCACGAGCAGAGTCCATCGTTTTCGGATTATTCGTCCGAAAAGAAAAGACCGAGTTGTTCGCTCGACCTGTAATAGACATTTTAGTTAGATAGAAATGGTCCTCAAGACCACGCCTTTGAATGGTCTCATAAACTTCCTCAAATGACACCTTCCCCTGTTTCTCAGAGTTAGCGGTGATAGTTACATCATAATCTCTGATAGGGTAGATAGGACTGATAAAGAACGATGACCTGGCTGACATGAAACCATTCTTACCACCCCCACGAGCTAGTGTGTACAGATACTCGTCAAAGTGTGGTTCCCCATCCTCTTTCCTAAAAAGAAAAATGAACGGGGTCAAGAAAAGCTGGTATTTCGCTAGAGGAAAAAAGTTCTTTTCCGTAAACCGAATGAATTTCTCAATCAGGTCATTATCAAAATACAAATCATCACGAGGATAGATTTTCTCCTTGATAATTTTAAACAGCAGCTTTCTTTCCTTGTTGACGACGATTTCTCCACTCTCGGCCATTTTGATGTAGTCATCAACTAGCGGATGAGAAATCATAACAGATCACTTCCAGACGTAGATTTCTCAACAGGAGAATTTTCAACCTCGAAATCAAACGAGCGCTCAATCGCCAAAAGCTGATTGCTTGTTGTGTTGATTTCCTTGATGAGAGAATTCGCTTTTTGGAATCTTTGTTGGCCGTTGTGGACAGTGATGACCAATCCGTCTTCATGAAGTTTGGCTTTCAGCTCGTAGAGCAGTCTGACGAGATAAAGATAACGATTCACTTTTTCGTACTGGATCGCATCCTTTTTTCTAGGACTAAAATAGCCGATTTTAGAAAGTAGCTGATTTTCTAATTCTTTTATATTTTTTTCTGAGTATTCTTCCATTACCCCCCACCCCCTTTAATTTTTTGTTAAAAATTTGGACAGTTAACCCCTCCCACCGGTTCCCAAAACCTTAAAAATACTGGATTTTTTTGACCGGGGGGGTGTTATCATCCCCAAAATTCGTCTGTTCTGAATTTTTTCTCAATCATTTTTTTAGATTTTCGAAATTGGAAACGACCGTGACGTTTATTGTGACATTCCTTACATAGAGTTCTAAGGTTATCTAAGTCAAGAGCGAACTCTGGATAGAACTCTAGCTCCTTGATGTGGTCAACCTCTAGGTTCTCTGTTGTAACTTTGCCTTCTTCTCTGCACCAAACGCATTCGTAGTGATCGCGTTCGAGTGCAAACTTGCGAAGTGATTTCCAGTCACTTGAATTATAAAACTCTGTTCGGTCTGCTCGAGTTGAAACTTCAATCATTCGATTATTGATGTCGATGCTTTGAGCTCGAATTTATTTAGCTTGTCAATGCAATTGTTCAAGTGTTCGATTGCTTCGCAACATTCTTGAATTAACTCTTTTAATTCTGAGTCATTTTCAATTTCGACTCCAACTACAATTTTTCCTAATGGTTTTTGGTTGGTTGTTCTTTTATTAGATAGTCTTTTAAAAGTGCCTTTCATAACTATGTAAACTCCTTTGTTTCTGCTCTCTCAATTCCTTGTTTTACATATTCTAATGAATTCGCTACATGAGTTTTAACTCAGATTTATCAAGCGTTTGTCCTGCATGTGTGAAATGAAATCATCATAACCTCAAAACAATGAATTGATTGTAAAATAAAAAAATTAAAAGCCCTGAAACTTCGTCATGGCTCTGTCTTGTGAATCTTGATTTTTGCCTATGTATCTCAGTGAAATGCTCTGACTCGAGTGGTTGAGTAGGTCCATTATCAGAGCAACATCTTTGGTTTGCTCATACATGAATAAACCGAAAGTCTTTCTCATCGAGTGAGTCGCTATATTTTCCAGACCAACTTCTTCAGCAGCTTTCTTGATGATCTTATAAGCTGTGTTAGGTTTTATGTGCTGGTGCTTTCCGTTTCGGCTTGGAAAGAGGAAATCTTCGTCTTTCTTGTCTTTGATGTACTGCCTCATTGCATTCTTGAATTTCTTTGGCATCTTTCGTTTTGTTGGCTTGTCTGTCTTTTCATCGACAATCTGGACATGCCAGCCTTTAACATGCTTTACTTTTAGTTTAACAATATCACCAATACGAAACCCTAGATTAACACCAGATAAGAAGAGCATGAGGTTACGTTGTCTATCTGACTCTTTGACTGCGCTATGCTTCGTCAGCCATTCAATCATAAGCTGAACATCATCTCTATTTCTGATTGGTTCAACAACTACCACATATCCTCACCTCCTTTTTAATGCACAAAAAAAGCAGAGGTTTCCTCTCTGCTATTCTTCATGATACTAATTTATCACACTCTTTTTGTCAATTCTATATGTTTTTTTGACAACTTTACATAAAGAGCAAATTTGAAAGTGTATCGAGAATCACTTCACGCCTTCTGTAAATTTGCTTGCTGTGCCTATACAAGTACCCTGTATCTCCGTTTTCCATGATGTGCCAAACTTGAATCCAGTCGTAGCCAGTATGTTCTCCCCAACGAAGATAAAAGATTTTTTTATCATCTGGTTCTAGATTTTCTAGTAATTGGGAGATAGCTTTTTGGAGATTTTCTAATCTTAAAATCATAGGATCGCTTGCATAAGCAACCGCTAGATTCTCCGACCTGTTGACGAATGTCCCGCTGCCACTTGCTCCAGTATCATCAATACCAGGAACAGTAAGATGCTTAACTTCGTACAAACGTTCTAGCTCATGTCTACGCTGGCCAATAAGTTTGTCAATCTTTAAATATTTATCATCGAGTTCAAACTCGAGATAATCCCTTCGTGCTTTTGTTAAGTTCTTTTTGACCAAACCTTACCTCCCATATATCTTTTGGATTTAACCCATTTGATAATTTTACCATCGTTATTGTTATTGTGATAATCTGGCAGTCTTGCTGTTGGACTCTCTTTGTAGACCACTTTTTCAACTACCTGGATTGCAGGCATCATTTCATCATCTATCCACCCTACAAGCCAAGCGGGATTTACATCATAGGTTTTAGCAATCATTTCAATTTGCTTAATAGATGGATATCCACCTCGCTCATACAAGTGAATTGTATTTTGAGAAACACCCGTATCCCTAGCCATATCTTTGACAGAGAGCCCTAGGTCCTCTCTAAGTTCTTTTAATCTTAGCTGCATCTTGCAAATCTCCTCGTGTATTTCAAATAATTTTTCCTTCAAATATCAGAGTAATTGTTCCTGTCCCGTCTTTGTTCTTAGATACCAAAGCACTACAATCTGAACCAAATTCAACTCCTTCAATTGTGATGCTATGCTTCACGCTATCAACGTTGATGATAGAATCATTTGATGTTTTTATTCTCATATTCCATCTCCTCACTAACTTTCTAATGCACAAATTCGTTGACCAGGTCACGGATAAAGAGCTTCCAATCAGATTCTCTAAACGTCAAGAAACGATCTGTAGTAAAATTTCTAAGTCTTTTATAGAAAAGCATTTTTAGTTGGATTGACTCACCAACACTCAGTAAGGTTCCAGGGAAGCGATGTACTGAATGCACTCTATTTCCATACCCAGAAATATCTAAATGTATTATCGTTTCTGGATATATGCGCCCTGTACTAGCTTCAACTTCGAACTCAACCTTAACTTCTTCTACAATTGGAACTTCTTTAAAAATTGGTCGTGCAGAAAACATTAACGACGAAGTATCTTGCCTTTTTCTTCTTCCTGAATATGGATATTTGCGAGGTTTCATCCTTCCACCTCCAAAAGCTCAGGATTTTCGTAGATGTTGCCGATGATTTTGTAGTATTGTAAAAATTCCTTTGTGATGTCAATCCGATAGGTACGACTCAGACCATCACCGTACCAGCGACCTTTGTCTTTGTCGTATTTGACAATAAAGGTATATTCTGTCTGTATCTGATGATGTAAGATATCACCTTCAAAAACTTCTGTACCTTCCTTGTCACAAAGACCTGTTGATTGCATGAGTACGATTTCGTCAAAACTCATGAAATTTGTTTCACCAAATTCCCAATGCTCACCAACTAAAACACCTTTTTTAAAATCTATCAAAGAAACATCTAGCATTGTTTGTAATTCTTTATCCCACACTCTGTACTTCGGTATCATGCTAACACTCCTTAAATAAACAAACTAGCCAACCAAATTAAAAATGCACATGTAATGATTTTCGAAATACTGCTCTTCACAGCATACGAATAATCATACTCAGATTCTTTTTTGCTAGATAATACAGGCCAGATGAAAGATAGTAGTGCATCCATTCCTAATGCTTGCCAGACTGTAATGTTACCAACTGGGACAATCGTTGTGATGATTTCATTCCAACCATACTGAATCACAAATGGCGATACAACGATTACAAATACAGCACCTAAAACAATACCTAGTTTTTTCATTTTACAAATCCTCCTCTTTGACGAACGTACCGTCAATCCAGCGACCTTTACGGTCTTTAATTTCTTGATAAGCAAGTTCAAAACATTCTTCGAAGTTATAACCTAGCGACTTGCTGATTGATTTTAACCAATAAATTGAACGAGTTAAATCGACTATATATAAATCTTTATTTGTAAATCCATTTGATAACTGAATATTACTGATTGTCCTGTTCAAAAGGACTAGACATTCTATGACATGGTATTCGTCGTATTCGTTGCCAAAAACTTCATCAAAAATCTTATCCACACCCGCTTTTATCAGCAACGCCAGACCTACAATCACGACTGCGCAATCTCCGATACTATCCTTGGTTAGCTTCTCATTCTTCTTGAGATATCCTGCACATAGCTCTCCAAATTCTTCGCTAAATTTTAGTGATTGCTTGTCTAACCGTCCACCGTTTTCGAGGTCACGGTCAATAAACCATTGTTTTACATTTTGTAGTGTGTTCATGATAACTCCTATAATTTTTCCAGCTCGAAATACTCTGTCAGCTCATTTTTCAATTCTTCCAGAGTTTCACATCGTCCAATCAAATCCGACACATCTAGCATTGTATCCTCTTTATTCAGCGTGTTCTCTGCTACTGCATCAGCTACCCATTTTGGATGAGTGCCAGCGCGAGAGAATTGATCTTGAGGTAATAGCTCAAGCAATGCTTCATATCGTTCTTCTAGTGAAGTCAAAGCACCAAGCGTGTCAATAAATGCAGTATCCGATTTTCTTTTTTCAAAAATTTCTGGGTAATTTTCTTCTGCAATCTCTGCATAAATAGCAGACCATTCTTCGTCTGAAAAACGTGATTTTTCAACTAGTGCACCGTATTCAATTTCTTTACCGTTGACTCTTACTTTATAATTCATATTCTTACCTCATCTCCAACTTTCACCATGTCATACACTTCTTTCGTAACTACGAAAATGCCGTAATTTCGAATTGTGATTGTATATAGCTTTCCATGTCGTCCTTTTTCAAGGACCTTACCGAATATCTCAGCGCCTACGTTATCTGCCTTGTAGATAACCATCGGGCGCTTTTCTTCTAGTTTTTTTATGTGGATACTCTGCCAGATATTCAATCCAGCAGACAATAATATCCAGATCGCGATAAATCGTTTCAATCTGTGACCTCCTCAAAATAACTATGAAATTTACTTAAATTGACAATAGCGACCTCTTCAACTGAATGTTTTTCAATGTCAAAGTCTGGATCATTTTTCCCAAACTCTTTATTTATCGCTTTTTCGGCCAGCGAAGGTAAAGCGAATATACTTGCTCCGTTTTTTAAGGCAAGCGCTTGACCGTGTTTATTTACTATTCGATAACCCACATCAAACGGTCTGATTTTCGTTGGGATTTTTATGCGTTTGTTTTCAGTTTTTATTGCTTGTTCAATGGTTTGTACCATCACTCCACCTCCTCAATTTTCAAGCTTTTTGATTTCACGTTCCACTAGATCTTTACGTTTCTGTAATTCTTCTAGTTTTTGAACATCTAATGCTTTCTTAATGATTTCAAGTCGTTCAAGATTATCTTTGAATTTGATAAGCTCTTCAACTTTGCGAGCGTATTCGCTGAAATTATTGGCCCAATCATAATTTTCCCACCCAAACTCACGACTGAGTTCCTGTTGTAAATCATTATATTTTCTTCTTAGGTCGATATTGACCATTCTTTGTAGATTTAAAATGTAAAATGTCATAGCCGAAACTAGTAAGCAAGCTATAAACATTCCCCAAAACATTAAATTTTCCATCATTCCACCTCCTCAACTTCAAACTTCGTTCAAATACTGGTTATATATATCTTCGTCCAAGATTCCGTTCTCGATTAAATTCTCAACTGCAGTTTCAATTTTTATCAAACGATTTAACTCCTTGTTAGGTAGCGTAGCCATAATAACTTCTTCCATCACTCTACTCCTTGTTCTTAATTTCTCTAGTGAGTCTATTTTTTAAAACATGACTTGTAAAATAAATACCGTCTGCATATGTATCATAATCAGCGGTTTCTTCAACCCATTGACTTCGTGTGTACGGGTATCTCTTTGGTCGTTTCATGTTACCACCTCACATATAAGTATTTTGTATCGATGTCTTGTCTTAAAATACAATCTCTCAATGACCTCAAATCTTCTAACGCACTGCTGACTGTCCCCCATTTGTTCTCAGGTTCATATTGCACATACTTTTCAGGTTGTCTTTCCAATTCAGCTATACCACGTTGAATATTTTCAAAAATATCAGCGACATTGTAAATGGTACCTTGGTCGAAATCCCAATCCATAGCTGCCCTAAACATTTTTCCAAGATTGTAAGTCGGAGAACGATGCTTAGGTTCATCAATGCAGATATATTGTCCGTTTTCTATTTTTGCTAAAATTTCCAAATCATAGCTCATCTACCTACCTCCTCTGCAGCATACTGCAACCATACTAGGCACTCGTATAGATCCCTTGCGTGTTTCTTGATATTGCTTAACTCATAACCGTTTAGGTTATCGGATGTTTTTAAAATATCGATTTTTATATTTTCGATAGCTAGAATAAAATCCTTTGTACCTTTCAATCTGTGACCTCTTTTTCTTGTATTGTGTCCTACTTCTAAAAAATATCAATTTTAGCCGTTTTTAATTCCAATATCACGTCAAATCTAATACAGTTTATTTTCTTAGTCATGTCAACCAAATCCACGTTAGGCTTGAAAAAATCGCTATAGACCAAACAACGGTGGCAAATATCGTCTAAAGCCACTTTAGTTGCACCATCAAGAGTAAAGACTTGATTCACATTAAAAATAAAATCTCTAATGTTATCAAGCGCTTTAACGCTAATAACGTTGTTCTGCATATCCTTGTTAAAAACTTGGGTGTTTTTGACAAATTCAATGATTTTATTTTTAGTCACTTTGTCTTTCATTTTTCCACCTCCTGAACTTCAATCCCAGGGCAATCAAACACCCAACTCATGCCATTTTCTTCTAGATCGGTTTTAGTATGATATTCTGAATAGAATACTCCATCATAGCTAGAGAAAATATAATCCTCATCTTCAGTGTGATAGTACGACTTTTGTCCACTTGATTTCAGAGTTACAATATATCGCTTCTCTTTCTCTTTCTCGATCTTGTAGCCGAAAATCCAAGCTAGCGCGAATGTTTCTTGGTGATCTAAGCTTTCGAAGATCCAACGATAAACGCTTTTGTTTTTTGCTTCTTCAGAACGATAGAGTGCGTGAGCTAAAGTAATTTTCCTGACTTTGCAGTATTCAATCCAATCCGCTACAACCTGTGGGATTGTGACTTTCTCCTGTTCAATCGATTTGTAAATAAAGTTCTCGTCTATACTTACGGTTTCTCCACTGACTAACTGAATTATCTTCTCTATAGTTCCTAATGTATCGATTTGAAAACCAACTTCATATCCCTCGATAAATACTTTTTCTTTATTCATCTTCCAATTCCTCCATTTTTATTCCTAATTCAACAAGTTCTTGCTTTAGCATTTCGATTCGATTCTGGATGGTTTCTGTGATTAGACTAGACAATATCTCATCCGCTTTGATTTCTTTTGAAAGAAATCCATAAGCCGTTTTAAGAATATAATTAGTCTCTTTCTTTGTAATACTAAGCTCATCCCAGCACTTGCGTTTAACCTCTAAGAAATGTTTGTACTCTTTAATCAAATGAATGATATGTCTAGCTTTGTTTAAGTCTTCAAGCTTCATCTTCACTAACTCCAACTTATTCTTAAAAATCCAGCTCTTGTCCCTCATGACTCAAAGACACAAGAGCTAGCAAATTCTTTATACGTCATTCGTCCAAGTCTGACGCATATTCTAGCTCGCTTTTAACGTGGTTCGCGGCACGTTGATTTTGTCGCTAAGTAATAGCAATCAGCTGCTCCGTAGTCAATCCTGATGTTCTCACCACTCATGCTTTTCCGAAATCGTGGATGACTGATTGCTGAATAACTAGCCTGATGTTTCTTTAGTTCATTGATTGCGCTATGTATGTGGCCGAAACTCCCAATGAGTATCTTGCGGTGACCGTTGTAAATGAAATAGAGTTCAATCATCTTTACTAAACTCCTTGTAAATTTTTTTGAATATTTCTGACACCAATTTTTCAGGTATATTAGATCTCTCGTTGTATGATTTTGAGAAGTTTTTCCACTCGATATCCTGCTTGATAATTTTATTTTTAAGATTAAGTTCAATATTGCTTCCAAAAATCGTCCGTTTTTGTAAAGGATAATCATAATTATTGTATCTAGCTAGGTTTTTGTATGGAATTCTGAATCCAATAATATCCTCAATGTATGGCCACAGTCTATTAGCTGCTGGATTCTCAATAACCCAAAATTGTGGTCTATATCTTTTTATGATTTCTATTGTGTTGAAAGCTGTTAGCTCCCCATTGATCCTTTTTAAAAATTGTCTGTCGTACTGATAATTTATATAGGCTGACTCGTAATCCTGATTTGCCCTGATCGTGAATGGTGAAGGTCTTACTTGTGGAGCGAACAAGCTATCAGACACATCATTGCGTTTCCAACACGCATTCCCATTTTCCATGGCAGAGGCATTTGACCAGGACTCGCATGGTGGACTAGCAATAATCAAGTCAGGTTTTGGTAATTTGTCTAACTCACCAAAGAGCGTATTGTCACCAAATAAACGTTTGTAATTAGCAAGGTCCAGATTCATGAAATGATTGTTCTTGTTTTCTATATCCATTCCGATTGAATAGATTTCAATATTCGCCCCCCCCGAACTATTCAGAGAGTTAGCGCCATTGAAGTAAGAACCATTTCCACTATCAAAAAGCGCCCAAACTGTCATTTTTTTAATGATCAATACCTCCTATCCTTCATCCCAGCTGGATACACAAAGCACTTTCCAGTTGCTCCCTCAAAGATACGACTTGATAAAGCACCATTCCCAAAATCGTCCGAGTAAAGCTCTTTAATTTCTTCACTAGACAGATTCGTGTTGATAATCGTATTCGTCCGATTATCCAGGATCTTGAACAATATCTGATGCGCCCACTCGTTCCGCTTCGTGTCAGCCTTACGACTCTCTTTCCCAAGGTCATCCAAGAAAAGAAAATCAACCTCAGACAATAGCTTGACCATCTTAGCTTCTGAATAGCCATTGTCAAACTCAAAGCTTTCACGAATCTTATCAAACAAAGCCACAACAGACACAAAGAGCACGCTTTTAGGTTCATCATAAGACTTAAACTGCTCATTGAGAAACCGAGCCAATCCATAGGTTAGATGGCTCTTCCCAACACCAGACGGACCAGTGATGATAGCATTCCCAACCATACCTTTGGCATACTCACGTTCCAATCGCTTCACGAAATTCATAGCCTTTTCATCAATATCAACCTGAATCTCATAGTCATGTAGTGACTTGCTGGCCAGCTTAGTTGAAACGATACTATCGCGAGCAAAGACCTCATAAGTGTCCGATAGCTTGCTTTTAACCTCGGATTCCATATTCAACTGCTTTTCAAAGAGCCGAATGTTCTCTTTCTCGCACTCGGGACATTGATTGATTTCCTCAACCTTGCCCTTGACAGGGATTTTAACAGACCAAAGATGGCATCCATGGATTTCACAGATATCATCAAGAACTGTTCTCGTTCTGAATTGTTTAAACTGTTTCATCTAAAACCCTAGCCTTTCGTCAACCGTACTGGTTAAAATTGTAGAACGTTTTGGCATAGGCTGGTTCAGATAATTGTCCATCTTATTGCCGAAGAGCGTTTGTGGTTGAAGATACTGCTCATACTCTGTACCTTTCCACTTAGCGACCATGATGTCCACAACCTTTTTAAAATCTTCAAGGACATAACCCTCTTTTAGCCTTGCCTTGATAAATTTTTGATGACTAGCAGTATCAATCTTAAAATTTTTCTTAGCTTTCAAATTGAGATAAGAAATAACTTCTTTACAAATCAACAATTTATTATTGTTATTCTCAGTCTTAGTATTCTCAGTCTTGATTGTGTGTACTTTTTGCACTTCCGAAAGTGTATTTTCTACACTTCCAAGGTGTACTTTTTGCACTTCCTGAAATGTACTTTCTACACTTCCGTTAAGAGCATCAAGATAAATACGGTTTGGTAAGTTCATCCCTTGTCTGACTTCCGTCATTAGACCAGCATCTTTCAATTCCTTTTTGATTTTGATAATCGTCTTGTTGCTATTACAATTTAAGTCAATCATCAACTGTTCATTTGTGTAATATTGGAAGACGTTCCCTTCTTTATCATGCCAGCCATTTTTTAAAGATAGTTCTAACCTATCAAAAAGAAGCATATAGAGCATTTTAGCGTTATTGCTCAATGTCTTATATTTCTCATCATAGATGAATGGCTTCGGAAATTTGAAAAACGACAAGAAACCAGTGACTTCACTTTTTTTAATCATGGTTATACCTCCTCCACACTTGAAAATTTTGTGTATTCCTTATGAAAATACAACTTCACTGTCCCTAGACTCCCATGTCTATTCTTTTCTAAGATCAGCTCTGTCACATTATTCGCTTCTTGACTGTCAGCTTGCTCTTTCTGGTAGTAGGCATCACGATACAAGAAGGCTACAATATCAGCATCTTGCTCGATAGAGCCAGACTCTCGCAAGTCTGCCAGCATCGGGCGCTTATATTGTCTCTGCTCAACTGCCCGGCTTAACTGTGACAGGGCAATGACAGGTGCTTTCAAGTCCTTAGCTAGTATCTTCAATTCCCTAGAAATCTCAGAGACTACCTGCTGACGATTCTCACCTTTTGACCCCGTGATCAACTGCAAGTAGTCAATGATAATGACTCCAAGGCCTCCCATTTCCTGGGCAAGTTTACGAGCCTTTGACCGTATCTCAGAGATACGAATACCAGCCGTATCATCAACAAAAATAGGTGCGTCATAGAGATTCCCTTGTGCATGCACTAGCCTACTCCACTCCTCGACACTAAGATTCCCAGTTTTTAGATGATACCCTTCTACCATGCCCTCAGATGCTAACATTCGTTCAATCAAGCTCTCTGCCCCCATCTCAAGCGAGAAAATAGCAACAGGCTTTTTCTCTTTTACAGCGATATATTGAGCGATATTTAGAGCTAGCGCTGTCTTCCCCATCGCTGGACGAGCAGCAAGGATGATAAGATTGTCCTCGTGAAGACCGGTCGTAATCTTGTCCAGTCCAACGAACCCAGTCGATAGACCTGTCACAACTCCATCTGTCTGCGATCTGGCCTCGACCATCTGCATGTGTGTGTCAAGGATATCAGCCACATTACGAAATCCAGTACCCGTATTCTGATTGCTGATGTCAAGCATAGACTTTTCAGTCTTTGAGATGATGTCACTGATTGATACATCTCCTTGATATGCGCTAGAAAGAGACTCTGACAAGTCAGCGATTACCTTTCGGAGCGTAGCTTTTTCTTTTACGAGCTTAGCGTAGTGCTCTACGTTTTTGGAAGTTGGTGTGGAGTTCACTAACTCGACAACATAGTTCATGCCCCCTATTTTTGAAATATCCCCCTGATTAGTAAGAGCAGACACCATAGTCGTAGCATCAATTGGCTCCCCTTTTTTAAAGAGAGACAACATGGTCTTAAATACAATCTTGTTAGCTGGTTTATAAAAATCATCAGGGAGCAATTCATCTGCCAGCGAAATGATTGTGTCAGGTGCGATAAATACCGCTCCAAGAACAGATTGTTCAGCTACTAGATCATGAGGTGGTATTCTAAAATCATCACTCATGCGCTATTCCCCCAATATTTTTCTAGATCAACATTCATCACTGCAGCAAGGTTCTTTTGCTCGGTCAAGATTTGTCTGCGATAAGGCGCAAGCCCAGCTTGTCGCTCCTCCTCACTTCGTGGCAAGTAGTATCCGTTTGGCTTCATCTTCTTAGCTACGATAGGATGCCTAAAATTCACACGCAAGCTTTCGATAATCTCTTCCAGCTTACGCTTCGACAGTCCGGTTTCTAAGCGAATTTCACTTGCTTGAATGGGCAAATCGAAAGTAGCGCAATTCATGATCATGTTTAACACACGTATTTCCATCACGCTCATATCACGACTAACAGTCATGTCTTTGCCCTCCATTTTCTAGGATTCTGACGAAAATCCATAGTCATTTCCTTGTAGAGTAATCGTCCATTTTCTTCTAAGAGGTTCTCATTTTGTTTTCGTAAAAGATCGTTGTTACTTGCTTCTTCCTGGTAGTCCTGAGCGAGTCTGTCATAGTCTTCGATGCATGATCTAAAAACTTGTGGTACATCCTCAATCGATGAAGCGAGGCCTATAGGAGGTTGTGTGTCATATGTGAATCTCCTATCGCTATTTTTCAAGTTTCTTCGTACAACTTCTCTAAAATTCTCAGCCTCTTCGATGATAATCGCTGTTTTTTCTTCAGTCTTTTCTTCATCTTTGGATGTAAGTAGCAGCAGGATGAAGACCACGATAAAGATAGTTAATAAGCCAAGCAATTGGCTTGATAAAGTTGGTTCTGTCATTTCCCTTCTCCTAAATAACTTTTTCTTTCAGTGTTTCAAAAACTTCAAACTTCAAATTTGTCTGTTCTTTTATTTTCTTCAATACACTAAGCACTGTGTCATCTTCGTTAAACTGAATGATGGTATCACTTATAACTAGTTCATAGATGTTAGACATAATTCTATTATCTATTTCTGTCTGTTCATCGGATTCTAGTTCTAAATCGATTTCGTTCTCATAATTTTTGAGAGCGTTAGCGGATTCATTAAATCCATGAAGTAACAATGTTCTTTGTAAAATTTCATTCACATCAATGTATTTATCTAAGCTTTCTCTTTCTCTTGCTCGTTTTGTTTCTTCAGGAAACAGAATATGCATTCTATCAAAGATTTTGCTAAGTATTTTTACATTCTTTTTGGTTGGTTTTGTCTGAGTGTTTACAATACTAGCCATCGGGTATCCTTTAGTGAAGCCAAGTTTTAAATCTAAATCACTAGCAGAGCATGAAGCCTCTTTTCTAAGATTTTTTAAAATATCAATAAGCAGTGTTGCCCACATTATCGACATAAAATCATGTCCAAATGAACCGTTGTAATCGATTGGTTTGTCAAGTGGATTAAATTTCTCGGTGGATAAATTTTGTACAATTTTTTTTAGATTTTCATCTTCGTGTTCATATTTTTCAAAGAAATTTCGTAAACCTGGTCTATTCTCTTTCTTCATCTTATGTTTGTATGCTTTTTTATTATTCATCTTATTTCTCCTCATGCTCTTAATTTTCGTACTTCTTTTTCTAATTCCAAAATTTCATAAACATCATTGACATCGTACATAATATCTTTCCCTTGCTTACGAAATCTTAATCCTTTGCGTTCTAACTTCTTAATATAGCCGTGAGTAAAGCCGAACTTCTTCATCAAGGCTTGTTGATTGATTGGCATACGATCATTCTCTAGCTTCTCCTTGACCTGCTTTTCAGCAAAAGCCAATAATTGATTCGTGAACAATTCAGCACTTTCGCCGTCCAATCGTAATTGTAACGTTATACCTTCCATTTTTTACATCCTCTCAACTATGCGGGCAAGCATCTTTGTGATATAATAGTTTAAATTGTTTAAGTAAGTACCTGATTTCCGTCAGGTGCTTTTTTGCGTTGTTCATAGTGCTCATTTTCTATTACGGTTAAACCGCAATGTCGTGTAAAAAAATAATGTCATCAATAGACACATCAAAAGTAGTAGCGATTTGATAAGCCTGCGTCACGGTAGGCTCTGTTTTACCTCGTTCCCAATTTCCCCAAGTATCAGCAGAGACATCAAGGGCCTTAGCTGCGTCCACTTGTCGCCAGTTCTTTAGCGTTCGCAATGTTTTAAGAGTCATTTTTGGCATGTTGCTGTCCTTTCTATCGTTTTTTTATAATTGACTGACTCAACTATGACTATATTATAATGCGGTTAAACCGCAATGTCAAGTGTTTTTTGCGTTTTTTTCGTATTTTTTTATTTTTTTCTTTACTTTTTTGCGTTTTTGCCGTAATATATACTATATAAAGGAGTGATAAAAATGAGCAATAATAAAAGTAAAGAAATTTTTTCTGCAAACTTGGAAAATTTGATGAGTAGCAGAGGGATTGATAGAAATAAGCTCTGTTCTGATCTCGGATTGAAGTACACTACTGTAAGAGATTGGTTAAAAGGCATAACTTATCCTCGGATAGGAAAAATCGAATTACTTGCAGACTATTTTGGGGTTAATAAATCAGACTTAATAGAGGATAAAGCCCAGGAAGTAAAAGAGCTAAAAATTCCCACATCCCCGTTGGTTCATAAAATTACTGAAAAGGTTGTCAGGTTATCAACTCCGAGAAAACAAAAGGTTCTTAACTACGCTAACGAACAATTGAAAGAGCAAAATAATAAAGTAATCACAATTGAGGAAAAGCTTTTTGAATACCGTGTTTTTGAAAAATTGGCGGCTGGTAATGGTTACTCTTATTTTAACGACGGAAACTATGATACTGTTTTTTATAATAAAGATTTAGATCATGATTTTGCCTCTTGGGTTTTTGGTGACTCTATGGAACCTAAGTTCCAAAACGGAGAGGTTGTCCTCATAAAAGAGACTGGTTTTGATTATGACGGAGCGGTCTATGCCATTGATTGGGACGGTCAAACGTATATTAAAAAGGTTTATCGTGAACCTGATGGATTGCGCTTAGTCTCCCTTAATCCAAAATATAAAGATAGATTTGCACCTTACGATGAGGATCCTCGTATTATTGGAAAAATTGTTGGTAATTTCATGCCAATTGAAAATTAAGGTTAAGGTGCTATATGTTTACTACTCTTACAGAAAAGGAAATCAAAGAACTAATAGATGAACATAGAAAAACAATTAGTAAACTGGAAAACCAAAGGTCTTTGATAGCCTTTTTGGTTTTGCTGACTTTAATATCTGTTTTTCTGCTTAGTATTGTTGGAAATATACTACTAACAATTTTCTCTTTTATTATCGGCAGTTTAGTTATTCTTTTTTTGATTGGTGTTTTTCCTAGGCAATCTAATACTGAACAACTAGAGTATGAAATTGAAGAACTGAATAAACTATTGGTTGTTCAAATAGAAGATCGAATAAAAAAACAAGAGATTGACGAGAGAACTATTTATGATGTTATTCTAAAAGTGAAAGGAATATCTTATCGCCAAGAAGCTTTCTCAAATTTATGTCAAGAACTTATAAGAGAATCAGATGATACCCCTTATTTAGGATATACTTCTAAAGAAATTCAAGAGGAATTAATTTTTGGAGGAAGATTTTATAAATACTTGCCTTTTAAAATTCCAGATGTAGAGTTTATCCCTGAATTTGACAATAAATTTGACCCTAATGCAGTTAAAATTGTGGTTCGAGGTTATCACTTAGGCTATGTCACCAAGTCAAAAAATAGAAAAGTATTAAGATTAACAACAGATTCAAATAATGAAGTTATCAAAAATGCTGAAATTTATGGCGGTGATTACAAAGATATTAATCCAGATAGTGGTAGACTTCGTACAGTTAAGGATTCATTCAAGATACGAATTAAGTTGAAAGTTTTAAAAAAATAAAAAATCCCCACACTCTCCGACGGCCATCTTTGAGTGTGAGGTTTCAACCTTCCATGTGACAAGCAATGGAAAGGATGATAAAAAATACAACTATAGTTTATCATAAGTTCTACACCTTTTCAACTATGCGGGCAAGCAATCGAAAAGAAAGGACTTTTATGATAAAAAAATACATTACAAAAAAAGGAGAGACTAGATATCTCTTTCAAACATACCTGGGCATAGATCCAGCTACTGGAAAAGAAAAACGTACAACACGCCGTGGTTTTAAAACCATTAAAGAGGCTAAGGCTGCCGAACGTGACCTTCTCTTAGACGTTGAAGAGAATGGTTTTTCAAACAATGAAGATTTCCAGAACCCTACTTTTGCTGAAGTCGCTGAGTTATGGCTTGATAGCTATAAAAGCACTGTAAAACCAACAACATATCAGAACGTTAAGAAAAAACTTAATGTTATGATTGACTCATATTTTACAGATATGAAGATCCAGCAAATCAGTGTAGCTTATTGTCAAAAGGTTGCTATCAAGTTAAGTAATCGCTATATCCTCTATTCCAATTACTACTCTGTTATTAGCCGTATTTTCAAGTATGCCGCTTCTCTTGACATCATTAAGTCAAATCCCTTAGACAAGATTATCAAGCCTAAAAATAAACCCTTAAAGGGTAAAGAAAACTACTATACAAAACAGGAACTAACGGAGTTCCTTAAAGTTTACAAAGCAAATTGTAAGCCAGTTGACTATACCTTTTTTCACTTACTCGCTTTTTCTGGATTGAGAACTGGAGAAGCAATCGGCCTCATGTGGTCAGATGTTGACTTTGAAAATAAACGGTTAAGCATTTCTCGCACGGCTGTCGTGATTGGTAAAAAACAAACTGTTCAGGATCCTAAAACCAAAAGGAGTAAGAGGGTTATCACCTTAGATGATGAAACTCTGAATGTTTTGAAACTCTGGAAACGACAGCAAATAAAAGAATATTTCCAGGCTGGTGTGCCTTACAAACATGATTCAAATTATATTTTTACGAATGACATAGGGGGATGGCTTTTAGCCGCAACTATGAAAGTGAAGCTTAGTAGATTCTTTTGTAAACACAAAGAACTTAAAAAAATTTCGCCTCACGGATTTAGGCATACACATGCTTCTCTTCTGTTTGAAGCTGGTGTTACAGCGAAAATCATTTCAGATAGACTCGGTCACAATAATGTTCAAATCACCCTTGATATGTATACCCACATCAATGATAATCAACGTGTTGAAGTCGTTGACCAGTTCATGGATTTCATCCGCTCCAGCTAA